AATTTTATTTGTCTTTAAGTAGTAAAAGAGGCATTTTATCAGTTTTATAGGGGTATTTAAGGGTATTTAAAGAAAAAAAGAGCTATTTATTCCAACCAAATAATATCTCTAGGTAGATCCATTTTGTAACAATAATAAAAACAATCAAAATTACATTTATTCTGTAATTCATTTCCATTTTTAACAAATTGTATTCTTTTTCTTGGAATAATTATTTGTAATGGAGTATCTGTATTTTTAAAATTTTCTCTAATGTATTGAGTGCATATTTTACTACAAGGTAGTATTAATATAAAAGGTTTATCTAGTTCTTTTAATCTATTCAATATTTCTTTTGATTTACTGAATGGTGGATTACTAATAATAATATCTCCTTTATTACTTTCAAAAAAATCATCATAATCGTGTATAACTTCTTTACAACCAAGTTCTCTTAAATATTCTCCACTTTTACCATCTCCCATAAATGCTTCCCATATTACTTTATCTTTTGGTATATAATCAGTAATATTTTCCCAAGCATTTTTCGGAGTCATATAATCATCGTGTTTTAAAAATGTTTTTGTGTGAAATCCAGCCATATATAATACAATAGAAAAAAAAAAGAGCTATTTATATAAAAAAACTTATATTATTTATATAATTATATAAAGATTTATTATTATATATAATATATAATAAACAAAATGAGTAATCAAACAGAAAATATCCAAATTCAATTGTTAGATATTCCTAGGGATGTTAAAGATTTTATATTATCACAGGACAATACCTTTCATCATCAGTTTCTTTTCTATTATTGTGATGTAGGTCACGATTTAGATAAATCAATAGCTAGAGCTTTTAGTGAATGTATTGAAATATATTTGAATCTAATTCACAATATGAAGGATGTTATCAATGATGGTAACAGGACTGATATGAATAAAGTGGATCGTATTAAAAACTGGTTAGATGATTTCTAATTATTTTCTTCTATTTAATATTTGAGCTACTATATTTCCTGGTAGTTCTCTCTGTTTTTGAATCTTATATATTACTACTGAACTATCATCCACATTGGAATATGTTCCATCCGGGTCAGTTACAGATGTAGTAATATGTGTTAATAATTTAGGTCTAGTTACTGTGAAGGTTACAGATGACTCTTGCCCGAAAAAATAATCTCCCTGATTATAGTTTTTCATTACATATCCTATTGTTGATAATGCTTGCCCTGAATCATTACTACCTAAGTAAGCATTACTATCTTCTAATATATCTGACCTAATTACATACATTGGTTTTAGCATTTGTTTAGGAACTGACTCTGCTGTTATTATATTACTACTAGTTTCAATATTTATAGGAGCATTCCAGGGGAAGTCTCTGGTAGGATTTATCATTGGTAGTAGTTCAGCTGCTTTAACTCTACTATCATAATATATTGCTCCAAATTGATTCTGGTTGTAAGTTAAAATATCTCCAGGTTTTATTTCTGCTTGATTAGTCATTGTATTTAAACTATCAAAATTAACATCACTTATTCTAGCACTTCTACTATTGGATGCTGTTAGAGGAGCTTGTAATTGATTATATTTAAATCCTAATATAGAAAATAAACCATTATCCCAGTCTTCCTCATCATAACCGAAATTCTCTATTCTTATTCCACTCTGAGAGTCTATTATAGAAAAAGGATATATACATTTATTAGGTAATTCCCATGCTTTTTCACTAGAGCCATTAGTAGATGTAACATAAGAAGCATTATCTAGTGCTTGATTATTTAACATACCAGGACTATATTGATTCCTCCTTAATCTTTTATTTATTTTATAGCATTGTGCTCCTCCATCTACAATTTTATTTATAGTATCCTCTCCAGCTCCTTCCATATTTCCTACAAATTCAGGAGTATAAAAACCAGTCCATCCATATCTATCTTTTGAAGAGTCATAAGTTAATTTAGGATCAGGAGCTCCTAAATATATCTGGTCTACTATACTAGTCATAACTTCACTATCTATTACGGTACCGGACTGGTTTATTGTTCTTAATCCTATTCTTTTATTATCTGAATAATTTTGATAATCATACCCAGCCCATAAACCCATTGCAGCATTACCAAAACCTGACCAATGGAAGTCATACCCTATATAGACTCTACTGAAAAAGTCTGAATAACTAGGATTACTATTATTTCCTACAAAAAAACCATTTTTATTATAGTAGTCTGCTGGTATACCACAGGTTAAACCGTTAGGATGTATTACTACTTTTCCTTCAGCATCTTTATTAAAACATCCATAAGATAAATTATTGTCTTCACTACTAATGAAAAATGGATTTTTGTAAAAAGTATTTTCTTGTGATTTATCATAATAAAAAAATAATGGCTGGCTTGGTATATTTTCATAACTAGCATTACCATATAAATCACTACCAAAATCATAATGTAAAGCAGCATGGTCTCGGGCTGCACTATATCTATTTTGTTGGTCCATATGAAAAAACCTACTGTTATCTATAGTAATTTCTATATCTGAAGCATTACTCTGAAAATAAGGACTATAAGGATGAGTTACTATACTCCAAAATTCAGGGAATAATTCCTGACTTTTCAAAAATCTTGATAATTTTTCTAAATTTGCTTCTGTATAAGCTACATTTATACTTATAGCAGCCCTTTTCCTATCAGCCACCTCATTAAAAGTTATTTTGGTTACTAAATGAGTATCAGGTTCTGAACCATTACGGGTGGCTCTACCAGCTTCTACAAATTCCGGTCTTTTAACTGCTATATATTGATAACCTTTCAAATATGTTAATGTCTGAATATTAAAAGTGGTTGAATTAAATTCATTAAATAAAGTTTCATCAAAATTATTGTAACATTGAGCCGTAAAAGGTTTAAATGTTTCTGATTTTAATGTTGATGTTAAAACACCTTGATTTTCAAAAGTCTGTCCTGTATCTACATTATTATTTAATGCTCTTATAAATGTTTTTGGATCACTAGCATTCTGTAATGTTCTTGTAACTCTCTCTGCTATAAAATCAGCACTCCTTCTTCCTTTTGGAATTGTTATTTTTTTTAGTTCAATAAATTTATTGTATTCATCTAATGCCGGGTCATAACTACCATTTTTATTTCTAGCTGGTTCTATACTACCGGATGCTGTAGAAGCAAACGTGTTCCTTCTACCAAAAATAGTATACTTAGTTCCATCTTGTCTAATTTTATATAATTCTCTATTTAAAAATGGATCGTTATTAAAAACAGCACTAGCACTTCTATCTCTGTAATAATCTTCATCTACAAATGTTCCTTTATGAATTTGAAATTCAGTTGCTCCATTAGCTACACAATCATTACTTCTAAATAAATTTTTTCCTACTAATGCACTATTATATCCAAATCTTCTAGGTAATCCAAAACAATTTTCTCCATTAGCAGTTTTATAATATGTTACTGATATATTAGCTTCATTATCTTTTAATTCTATTTCCTCTTCAGTAGGTTCTATATATTGAGCACTGAACTGAGCTAGATTATTTTTCTGTCCTCCTGATAAAGCTTGAACTGTTCTGACTTTTGTATATTGGAATTTTTTTGTTTTTTTAAGTGATTGTCCTTTTAATTCAATTGTATCATTACCAGCACCTAAATCACTAACAATAGCAGTTTCCATTGATATTTGGTCTCCTACATCTAATTTAATACCAGTATTTAATTTATTTGTAAAAATAGCATTATTACCATAGTTACCTGCTTGATATTCTACACTACTTAATCTATTACATTCTACTAATTTAGTATCTGTATATGCCTGTGGCTCCATTATTACTATTTAATATATTTTTTTATTAGATTTTATTTTATCTAATTATAAATATAAATACAATGGAAAAACCACACTCTAAAAGCACACTTAAATATATGAGGGAATATATCAAAGAAAATGAATTAAATAAAAAACAGATTACCTTAGGTTTAAAAAAACCTGAGATGATAAAGAGATTAAAGGAATTAGGACACTGGAACGATAAAAATGATTCAGATAATTCAGTTCCTAAATCCGTACCTAAACCTACTAAAATCACAGTTAAAAAAACAATGAAAAAAAAAGAGGAACCAGTTTTGAAAATAGAAGATAAACCTAAATTTAAGGTTTTAAAATCAGAGAGAGCCAGACAAATAAAAGCATTCAGGAGAGAGACTGGTAGTAAGAAGACTCCATTACAAATATTAGGTATCAAACCAAAAGATGAGACACCTGAATTAGTTAAAAAAAGATGTAGACAACTACAATTAAAAAATCATCCAGATAAAAAAGGAGGAAATAAAGAAATGTTTAATTTAGTAAGACAATCCTGTGAATTACTAATGAGGACTGTGGAGAGGGTTTAGTAGTAGGGTAGGGGGGTAGGGTAATAGAAGTAGGTAGGAAAATTCATTGATATTAAATTTTTTTATTTTTTTTTTGTTATAACATTTTTTTTATATTTTAACCTACTACCCTACTACCTTTATAAATATATAAAATAATAAGTAAGAAATACATAGTGAAATTAAATCTCTTGTAGTAGTAGGGTGGAGGTAGTAGGTTAAATTTTAACCGACTACCCTACTACCTTTTTGAAAATTACAAAAACCAATTCCAGTAATAAATATATAGTAAAATCCTAAATCTCTGTAGTAATTCAGAGGTGGTCAGATAATTTTGGAACCTACTACCTACCTACTACCTTTTTGAGTTTTTCTTTTCTTTTTTTTAGACATTACTAATATGTGGTCTTCATAATCTAATTCTTTTAACTTTATTAATCCAAAAATACACGACAAAAATAATTTATGGTCTGTAGTCCAAACAGCCTTTTTTTCTTTTTTCTGGTTATATATTTTATTACAAAAATACAAATATGTAAATTTTTGAGTTCTTAAATCCATTCCTTCTCTTAAAGTTTCTTCTAATAAATGGTCTCCTTGATATTTATATCTTTCTAATGTCTTCTTTTTAGTTAACGGAAATGAACTTATTAGTAGGTCCTTGAAAAATACATTCAATGAACCTTCACTACCTTCAAATATCGTCATTTTATAATATATAATAATTATAAAATTATGTTTAAATAAAATTAAAAAGAGAAATTTAATCAAATCCAGCCGTTAGATATCCATCCTTCAATTCAGCCAGTTTCTTAATTTCAATCCAGGTTCTCTGAGTATAGGTATTAGATCCGGAGAGAGTAGGTAAAGCATCTAATTTAGTGGTAAGTTCTAAGCCACGAGAGTTAACACGACCAGCTGGAAGCTTGTAGGCTGTCCAAAAGAAATTAGACAAAAGACCACTACTGCCGTTCAAAGCATGACCTTCAACTGTAGCACTATCTAGGATATTACCCTCACCAGAAAACTCTTCACGAGTAACAAAAGGAAGACCACCTTGAGCTCTAGCAGTAACATCAAAAAGGAGTGCACTGTTAGATAAATCAATAGGGAAAATGAAGTGATCGTTCATTCTAATATTAGTAGTGAGAGTTCCATTGTATTTTGTAGCACTTACATAATCTCTATCAGGAGCAACAGCACTATATTTGTTAAGAAGGAATTTATCACTTCTGTTATCATCATTAATCCCAGTAATAACTTTAGTAACTGTTCTTCCAGCACCACCGATATTTCTAACACTATTTTTAGCATCATCAACAGATAAAGAGGTTTTTGTTAATCTGTAATCATTAAAACTGAATTGCTGTTCTGAATGTTTTTGGTCATAAGTAGCCATAACATTACCATCGTAGTATATCGTATCAATCACTAACTTAACTTCATTTGTATCAATTTCAAATGGAATTCCAGTAGACGAATTATCATTAACACAGCATCTACCAGTTCCACTTAAATCTTCCCAGACAATATCAATAATACATTCTTGTTTCATTTGGAAAAGTGGTAAATTTATACCTTTTAACATTGGTATAAGTTCCGATAATGGAATAGAAAATGTAGCAGCATTAGAATTACGGAGATGCTGTGGAACATCTCCAGCACCACCAGTATATTCAACACCTAAATCTAGTCTGTAATCATCTGCTTGAGTATTAGATTCAGAGCCATAGGTAGATTGATAATTAAATTCGTGATTAATAGTTCTACCAGTGAGGACAGTTTCTCTATCCTTATTAACATCACTAGACACGAACATAGATTCAAAACATTTGAAAAAGTTAACATCATCTATTTCCGAGACGGTATTACCACCTACGGAAAATGAAATTCTCTTGATTAGAGAGTAGCATCCTAAATTTAAGGCCATAAAGCTATTACCACTTAATGAAGCATTAGTATTAGCTTTTAATCCTAAAACTAACTTAGAGTCCGAACTCATAAAGCCTTTGTTAGTTAATTTAAATCTACAGGTATTTTGGTTTATAACAATTGGCTCAACTACCGAGCTGTCCACATTCATAACCATATTTGTATCAATTTCTCCTACCTTGAGGAGATTTGGAACATTAGTCTCATCCATTTTAGGAGTATCTTGTGAATTATCCATATTTATTTATAATATGTATAATATAAAAAAAATAATTTTAAAAAAATTTTAAATTAGTATTCATTTTATACTTCAATCTACATTTGGTATTTGAATTCTATTGTATGATTTGGATTCCATTTTCATTCCAGGTGAGAGTTTGTCTTGAATGGACGAATAAGTAGAGAGCATTAGGGGAATCACTAGTAAGGGCACAATCAATTTGGACACCAAAGGGAGTGCTGGAAAAATCCTCACCGATTCCAGTACCTACAGTATCAAATGGAACACCTACCAAATACATTGGTCCTCCATCAGCAGTGAGTGGAGGAGTAGCACCGGTATAGTTTCTATTAGTATTTACTGGTGAGACTTGGAATCTAGTATTTAATCCAGACTGAATAGAAGCTTTACCAAAAGAAATAACTTCCGGGTCCACAACATTAGTATTAGGGCTATCTTTAACATTTGTATCTAAATTTTTAGAAATTGGTAGACGAACACCTGCTTTAGTGAAAATAATTTGTTTAATTTCTGCTTGTGAACCATCTGAATTCAAAGGCATTGTAGTAGAGTAGGAATTGAATGCTAGATTGTTTAAGTATTTAGAAGGACAGAAATTCATAAAAACTCCGAGAGTTCTTGATGTTCCTAAATTGAAATTAACAACAGCATTACCACTATTAATAACATTGAAGTAGGATGTAACAGCATTGTATGTGAAGCTACCAGTAGAAGTCATCAATCTACTCATTTGGTCAGGTGAAGGAACAATCAACTCAGCATGAAGTCTAAGATTTGAGAGCTGGTAGAAGGCTTCAGTAAGACCAGTAGTGGAACCATTCTTACAGTATAAAGCCTGTGCACTTGGAGCCAGATTTAAAGAAATTTCAATTCCCCCTAAAGATGAAGCATCTAAAGGACAAAAATTCTGTGAAGCTAGGAATCCTGTAGGAAGATTAATACAAAATCTAGAGCCGTGAGATGTAGCTGGAAAATCAACTAACTCTCTCTTTTGTGCTTCATAGTTAGGAAGTGATAAACTCAATTGATTCATATTTGTAAATTTCTCGGACTTAGTTTGAGTATATGGAAAATAACTTGCTAGGAACCTTCCATAATTATTAACCGTTTCTATCACCTGACGAGATTTCTGACTGGTAATAGTTATCTTATCAAATATAGAGTATATAGATAATTTTTCATCAATAGATAATTCATCAGCTGTAGTAGGTTTATCTTCAGCAGCATTTTTGAAAAATTCAATATCACCGGATATACGAACTGAACCACAATCTAATAAATGTGGCTGTGATCCTATAAGGAAGTTAACTATTGGATTACCCCTCTCATAGCTCACCTTTTGAGTGGAATTAACATTGGACGGCTGTAACTCAGTATAAACAACAGACATTTTTTTATAATATCTTTTATATTAAAAATTTCAAAATCTAATTTTAAAAAAAAATTACAATTCATCATCAGATATCATTTTTTTAATATACTCTATTTTTTTTTCTAATAATGATATTTGAACTTCTAATGCTTTTATCTTTTCTTTATCTCTTTTACATTTTTCTAATAATTTAAAAAACCACTCCATATATATTTTTTGAAATATTTTAATTTAAAAAGCTCTTTTTTTAAACTTCAACAGAAATGCTGTTTGCTCTAATATTAATACGACGAATGTGGTAGACAAAGTTACACCATAACATATCTTTAGATGGAGCATTAGCACTATCTTGGTAGTGGACATTGAGTCTACAATCTTTACCTATCATAGAGTAGACTCCCTTGTTAATTCCGAGTGCTCTAGCTACTACAAAGTTTTCATTAAATCTAGTCATCCTAAGGGCATGCATTTCGGCCTGGAAAAATGCTTTATCAGTTTCCAATAAAGCAATAGCATCAACTGAGTTATTAGCACTAATTTTATCAGTCTTTACATTACGTGAGGGTTGATTACGGCCATCATAGAACCAAAAATACTCTGTAATTCTGTTAGATATGCCTGCTATACCTGATTGACTGGAGTAGAGTCTTGTATCTTCACTGTTAGAGTTAATCAAATAGGTTCCACTACCAGAAATAGCATCACGAGAACTGTATACACTAGCATCAGTAGGAGTAGCAATAATACACTTAGCTCTTGAATGATTACCAGGAATACCAATGTTAGCAACTCTGTCTCCTTTAAGCTGTGAATAATTGTATACTTGAGTAGACATAAAGTCATAAACCATCATCTTACCTTCTCTCATATCTCTAGCTATATCTGCCTCTGCTTTATCTCCCATTTCTACTTCATTAAGAACCAGATTAATATCAGACATTGTATAGGTAGGTTCATAGCTACTGGCTTCTGTAACAGACTTGGAATATAACCACCAGTCAGTGCCGTTTTCCATAGAAGCACTACTAAGGGAGACTGCAGCATCCAATGTAACCTTGATAAGACGAGTAGCTCCAGAACTGACCATTTCCAATTGTTTAATTTTAGGAACAGCACTAAAGGTAGAGACTGTAGTATAGTTAGTAGAAAATCCAACGGCTTCTCCAACAACCATAGGAAAATTTTCAATAGAAAAGTTATTATTAGTCCTACCAACATAAAATACATTGTGAGATGAGCCCGAGACCCAGTCATCCGGAGCAGTAACAGATCCGTTAATTGAATGGAATTGAGGATTAAGTTTGAGTCTTCTGAATCTACTAACAGAGTCTAATTGTCTAAAGCACCTCTTATTTTCAGAAGTCAGGATTGAGACAAATAAACCATTGAGAAGTCCATTTGGAACTACCTTATCATTTTGGAAAAGTCCTGTATGAAGGGGCAACTTCAACTTACACTTGTGGTAGTATTCAGAGTTAGTGAATGCTGTATTAGTAAGTCCATCTGCTACCTTAGAGTAATATGGAGTATATTTGTGATTAACTAATGTAGACTTAGTAGTTCCATTTTGTCCACGAGCATCCGGAGTCCAGGTTCCAGCACCTTCATTAATAGCTCTCATCTCACGAAGAGATGGAGTGCTGTGGTATGAATATTTGTTACAGACGTGGACTGGATAATGTCTTATTTCCTCTAACAACTCAGATTTATCTCCGGAGTGAATGGTAATGGTATCCAATAAAATTTGTGCCCCTATCACCTCATCTAACTGGAGACGAGTATTGTAGGTAGCTCCTTCAGGCTGTTTAATTTCTAAATCAAATTCCAAATACGAATTTTTTGGATTAAAATACTTAATAGTAGGTGGAATATAAAATTCAATTAATTTTTGAGCATCAGCACTCAATCCATTTTGGTTTGGAACAACTGTATATCTTTCTTTCAAAGGTATCTTATTATCTGCTACGAAAAATCCTGTGGTTTCACTCATATTTTATAATATCTATTATAAAATAATTTAAAAATAAAAAAAATTTTAAAAAATATTCATTTTATACTGCTCTGGCTGTTCCCATTTGAGCTTCTGCTCCGACAACAGATTGCTGTAATACTGGCTGTCTAGCATCAGCATGAGCTGCCTTCACATCTTGTTCTGCTTCACCACCCAGATCTAGTAGTCCAGCTCCACCTTGTAATGCTGTTCCAAATACACCGGCTAACTGGAATCCAGGAACTAGTCCTAACATATCTAGTGCTGCTCCACCAATAGTTCCAACATTAGCAATTTTTTCAGATATATTATCACCAGCTATTAATCCTTTACCTGATTCAAATGATTTTACATCATCTCTAGCAGCTAGAGTAGCACTACCTAAGGCTCCTAACAATCCAGCACCTTTACCAATAGCACCGGCAGCCTTAGAACCAATAGTTTCAGCTGTTTCATTAATAGCAGCCTTACCAGCATCTACGACTCCACCCTCAGCAGCAGCAGCAGCTTCTTCTCCACCAGCAGCAGCTTCACCAGCAGCAGCAGTTTCAGCTTCTTCTCCAGCTGCTTCAGGGGCAGCATTTTGAATTTGCTCTTTTACATTACTAATAGTCTGACCTGCTTGGTTAACTCCTTTTTGAAGTGAACTTACTGCTTTCTGGTATGCTTCAACCTTACCTGTTATTCCAGTAGCAGCATTTCCTTCTTGGAAGGCATCCTTAGCAGCACCAAATATTCCTTGTTCTACATCATCACTCTTTTGTTCCTTAGCATTATTTATAATTCCTTCATTTTCTACTCTGATATTATCATTCAAAGATTTTACAGTATCAGTTATAGCATTTGCTTGTTCTATTCCAGTATTAAATCCATAGGTATCCATTCAATTTATAATATATTTAATATTTTAATTTTATTCAGAAATTTCTTTTTCATTTTCAATTTCTTCAAATTGCTCTTTTTTTTGTTCCGGTGCTATATCCTTTCCACCAGTATAAACTAATTTCTCAAAGTTTTTATACATTAAAGGAGGATTTTTTAATTTCATAAAACAAAAATCATATTTATTAGGAGTGCATTGTTTATACAATTTTAACCAGTTTTCAGGAGAACCGAACATATCTCCATATTCCTCTGCTATAGCTGTGAGCTCACGAGTATTAGGGAAGGGACTACCTACCAATACCGAAGTAGCATTTGCCCTAATTATAGGATCCAAAGCTCCACGAAATTTTTGTACCGATATGGCTAGAAGTTTTATACCAAAATGACGACTTTTTGTTACGAGAGCACTTATATGTTTATCTAAGATTCCTACACAATCATCCATTAAAATTGCTATCTCTTTAGTAGGGTCATCATCATCTTTTTCTTCTTGTCTTTTCAAAATACTAGCCATTAATTGTGGAGTATATTTATCATAGCACTCAAATCTTTTTTTCATAAACCTTGAAGTGCTGCACATATTTATAGTAGGACTAATTACGATAACTCCTCCTGGGAAGAAGTCCTGACCATAAAAGGAATTGTTAAGAAAAAGGTTACTACAAATGGAACTTTTTCCTGTTTGTCTCGGAGAAATTAGTAATAGACACTCTCCACCACCTTTAACTCCTACATTAACATCTGGTAGGTGAGGATGGTGGTATTTGGCTTTACCGTCTGATTCAGGTTTAATAGGTATAATTTTAGGGTAATCCATAATACTATAATATAGATTTTATTTTAATATCTTTTTACACATTTATTTTTAATATCTGAATATCCTTCCATTTGTCTACCAATCTGTATAGATGGAACTATAAATGTATTCAGTTTTTGTAGGTTAAACCAATAAATATCTAAATAATTATCTCTAATACATTCAGTAACTAATTTGGAGTGGCTTTCTTTAAAATTTTGTATTAATTTATCATAAAATTTATTTTCAATTAAATAACATCCGGTATGCTGTGCTTCTTCAACTTTTTCATAATTCCAGCTATAAAACTTTCTTAATCTTGGAATAGTTACAGATTCTAATAAACACACATCAAAATCAATTTCAGGATAAACAAATTTATCTTTATTAGTCCATTCAAAATCATCTTCCATTATAATTACTCTTTCTAAATTCATTTCTTTTGCTTTTTCTAAAGCTTTAATATGTGATAAAACACAACCAAAATAACCATTAGTATCAGTAGTATCAACAGCATTTATTCTTTCTACAAATTTAAATCCTAATAACTGATTTAATATATGTCTGTTTCTATATGGTCTTTTTTCTAAATTTATATATAATACTGGAATATCAAATAGGTTCATATATTATATATTATATTTTATTTTGTCTGAAAAATATGCTTGGAGTAGAAGCCTGAATCTGTATGGTATAACTTAGGAGGATATAATGCTGCTTTAATCTCTTCCTCTACTTTTCTTTTTTGGACTTCTTCTTCTATTGCTGCTTTCTTAGCAGCTTTCCTACTCTTTCTTAGAGTCTCATGCTTTATTATAGCTTCATCTATAGCCTTCTGTATTACTACCGGATCTATTTCTGCTTTTGGTTTTTCTGGTGGAACTTCATTTATAATGTTCTCTAATTCCTCTTTTTCTTTTTTTCTTAATTTATCATCTGCTGCTTTTCTTAATTTGACTATCTCAGTTTTCTCTTGATGTTTCTTCTTTCTACCCTCCTGCATCTTTCTCTTCTGTTCCTCACTTAAAACCTTCTTAGGTCTAGTTTTAGGTTTTATAGGGTCTACTACTGGAGCAGTAGCTTCTACCACAGTAGCCTTTACTGCTTTTGCTGTTTTCTTTTTAGGTTTTTGGAATATTTCTTCTTCATCTATATTTTTTGAGACAATTATTTCTTCTTCTTCAGTTTCTAATACGGAACATTCTTCATCTGAATCTAACATAAGGTCATCTACTAATTCTGGAATACAGGACATAAAACTTTTTATATTATTGAAAATATAAAAAAAATTTAAATAAAATTATTTTAAAAATGAATAATTAGTTTTTCTTTTTTTTGAATCTTGGTTTTATTATAGATGTTAGACAAAAAGGGACATTTTAAAAGTTAGATTTAATTTGACTTTCTAATATGTAACCCTACTATTGTTTTTCCTAAGACACCAGTAGCATACGTCTCATTTTCATTAACTAAATCTATATCAAAACTGTTAATAGTTAAAGTAGAAGGGTTATTAAGTTTAATATATACTCTTTCTCCAGGTTCAAAAAATAAAGCACCAGTTTCATTTCCAGCACTATCAAATCTCGGTGAGTGGTATATAATTTTGGATATATTACCGGTAGCAGCATTCATAGAGTTATGAGTAAGATTATTTACCCTAACAAATAAACTGTTAGTGGATTTTAATTTAGGAGTAACATTAGAAGTGAATGTGACTGCACTACCGGACTGGTCATCAGGAGTATCAGCTACACCTCTACCATCAAAACCGAGAGTCTTTTGAGCATTACAAAACTTAGTAGGGTAGTAATCTTCACTTTCAGCTGTAATCAAAACAAAATCATAAGGTATCTTACCACCAGAGGTTTTTTGAAATGTATATGTTTCAGCATCATCAATAGCATTGTATACTCTAGTATCTATATCTTTACAATATCTCTCAGCTGTTCCTAACCACACTAAAGTAGCCCACCAATCCATATTAATTTGTCTTTTATTAATAGGTAATGATGTAGACCTTGTTGTATTGATTCCATTAAATGTATGACCACTTATAGTCCTACCTTCCCACTTTAAAATATCAATATAATCTCCTTGATCTATTAATTCTAATTTTGGATATAAATAACTACAGGTCATAGATATAGGTTTAAAATGATTTTCTTTACCCACATCTGTTAAAGAAGGAGAACATAATGTAACTAGCTCTGCCGTACCTTTCATTAATATAAGGCTCACTTCATCACCATCTATTTTGAATCTAACTCCAGTAGCAGCACTAGCATTATTAGTAAGGTCATAGGGTAATTGAGAGTATGCCCCCGTATAATTTCCGTAGTATTTAACTTCTCTCATCCCAATAAGATCATCTCCAGTATTATCACAGACAGCATGATATAATCTTAATTCACGAATATTTGAGGCATTATTATATACTGATTTAGCTACAAAATCAAAAAATTTACTCTGATCTAGTTTTCTACAATAAGTAGGAGCAGCATGATTATTGTTATAATCAAATGTAGTAACAGATTTATCTACTACTTCTCCATCATAAATATAACTAGCATTAGCATCACAATATCTGGATAAACCAATACTCCATCCATTATTTATAGCAGCCGTGAATCTAGCATCAAATCTACCTTCACAACAACTTAAAGGTTTAAAAGCACTTCCTATTCCATAAGCTCTCCGACCCGAACTATTAGATCTAAATCTATTGTGGCCATTTACCCAATCAAAAGAACAATTCAAATGAGCTGCAATAAAAGCATTTTCTACATTAGGAATATCACTTGTTCCACTAGCACTTTCTGCTTTATCATATCTCAAATTGTATCCTTCAAATGCTCCAGCAGTCCTGTTAACAGAGCAGTTAGCTAGTCCTTGAATATCAGGATGATATAAGGCTAGATTCATAGATTCCTCTATAGAATCAGCTAGGGAATCTGTATCAAAAGCTTTAAATTCGTCTGTATCTGCTCCACCAATACGAATCCAGGAGAGAGCTGGATGTCTTGGACTTTTATCATAAGTGAATGAATCTGTGAGTTTCTTACCGAAATACTGGAAGAATCTATTAGATTGTCTATTCAATGTGAATAATCCATCTTTTTCTACTTTAAGTGATTGTAATGCTATCTCACTGTTAGGTTCAATTACTAACGGGGTGTTCAAAGCATTTTTAAATGAGTATGGTTTATATATAGACCCTCCTCTATTTTGTGCATCTCCTCTATTACTACAGATAATCAAAGACATATTTATTTTATAATATTAACAATATTATTTTTTTATTTTAAAAATTATAATAAAAAATGTATGGACAATATCAAAAAAAAAATTGTAATTGTGGTTGCTCTGATGTTTATAACTTACATAAGGTCGTAGAGGAGGATAAGAAGGTTAATCCTAAGGATGTATTTGTTAATTACAAAGAACCAAATAAGAAGAAGGTTACAAAAACAAAAGTTAAAACTCTGAAAAAGAATCCAAAAATTCCAAAAAATCAAAAAGGTAGTAGGTAGGGTAGTAGGTTCCAAAATTATCCGACCACCTCCGACCACCCCTAAATTACTACAGAGATTTTGGATTTCACTATATATTTATTACTGGAATTTGAAATTATGAATTTTCTAAAAGGTAGTAGGGTAGTAGGTTAAATTTTACCCTACTACCCCCACCCTACTACTACAGGGTTTTTATTTTTACTATATATTTATTACTATTATTTTTATATATTTTAATAGGTAGTAGGGTAGTAGGATAAAATATAAAAAAAAAGTTATAATAAAAAAAAAATAAAAAATTTTTATATCAATGAATTTACCTACCTACTTCTATTACCCTACCCCCCTACCCGACTACCTCAATTTCACATTCATCATCTGAATCTTCTTCAATATTTTCCATATCTTCAGTAGTGAATACTTCATATTTACAATAGTTATTATACTCGTTCATTAATTCCGGAATACCAGTTGTGAATTTAACTGTGGATGTTTTTTTGTTATAACTCAATAAATCAGTTAGTTTTCTAATCTTTTTCCAAAACATAATGTTACCTACTTTAGCAGCATGAGTTCCAAAATTATATGAATAATAGTCATCAAATATATCTTTTTTCTTTAATTGTAATCTATTATGTATTTTGTATCCATCACATAATCTATTAGTTTCTAAACAATTTTTCCAATATTGTTCCACTGTATCTATATTTTGGTCCACCTGTTCCTGATGTAATTGAGTCTTAATAACATTAGTAGGATCATAATTATCTATATCTCTATCATAAAAGAAGTTAAATAGTTCCTGTCTATTTGTATTGTATAAATCTTTATAATATTGTTGATTAAATTTCTCATTAGAGCAGGTAATCATAGCCCACCTTCTATCATTTTTATTTATTCCTAAAATCCAATCATTATTACTAGTGACTACTAGATTACAATAATTATCTACTGAATATGTTTTAATTCCTTTTTGATTAATAGTTATTTGATTTTCTGTTACTAATTCCTTTAATCTTCCTTCCTTTTTTTTATCTCCTCCCCAAGTGCATTCATTTAAATTAATTAGTATCTTACCCTCAGCATCTCCATTGAAATTACCTAGTAGATGTTCCAAATTACTAGTGGAATAATAATATTCATTACCCATCAATTCACTAATTACATCTAATACTACATTTTTTCCTACTCCTTCTGCTTCACTATACCAGACTAATCCTACTTTATTTTTTAAGTGTGGAGTCTGTATAATCCTACTAAACCAGTTAATAGTATATTCATAAAATTCAATATTTCCATTACAAATAATATTTTTAATATGATCTAAAAAGTGCTGTATATTATTCATATCATAATCAATTGTATTATCATATTTAAAACCTCTCCATAAATTATAATTTTCATTATCATCTAAAGTTTCTGGATTAAATACAATATTATCTACATCATTTCTGTTTATATTTTTCTCATTGAATAATATAAAAGGCTTTATAGTAATCTTTTTCTTCTTAATAACCAGTTCATTATTTTTATTATATGTTTCTTCTTCTACTATTGTATCAAAAGAAAATTTATTGTAGTAACCTAGTGCCTGTCCGTAATTCCATCTAAAATGTTTTTCTTCTGTTTCCTTATATATATATGTTGAATCATATTTGATATATATTAATTCCTTATTCATATTTTCTCTTAGTGTTCCTTCATTATACCAGGCTTCATATTTATTTTGTGGTGGATAATCAATTTTGTACCATTTTTCTAATGTTTTATAACTTAATTTCCTATCATCTCCACTATTTAAACCATCCCATTTTCTCATTATATACATACTCGTTCTCTGTGAATGTTCTGTTGAATAATTTTCATCTTTTTTAGTGTATTCTATATATATCTCTAGTCCTTCATCTGAACCATCAAAATTATTATATATTATAAATCCTATTTTAGTCCAATCATCATAATGATATCTCGGTTTAATTTTATACAATAATTCAATTAGTTTTTCCTTACTACATTTAGGTATTTGTATTTCCAAAATAGGTTCATCATCACTAGTAGTAGGAGTAACTGGTGGTGAGTCTTTTTTTTCCAAAAAACTATCAGGAATTTCCAAATCAATATTTTTAATTTTTTCCAAAAAAGTATCAAAATCCGAATTAGTAATAGTATTGTAATCGTATTTATTTCCTTTTGTATCCATATATGTTACTCCAGGACATAATATTAAACCATTATCACTTCTAGTATCTAAACCTCTAATACCATTGTAATCTGCTTTTGTTTTAATTTTACTATTGTATTTAAAATATAAATGATAACCTTTATTTGTTTCTACCATAATTGCTTCTTCTTTAGTAATATTCAATTTCTTTAATGTTTCATCTAATATGTTTTTATCATCAATATCTACTACTGTAATATTATTCTCTTTTCCAGTTTTAATACAAAAATTATTACATCCTTTTTTATCAAAATCACTTAAATCTTTATATTTAATATTTTTAAAAGGCTGTGGTTTTACTTCCTTCTGTATTTGTCCATTACCTTTATCAAAAGCCATTAGTCTAACAGGGACTAAATCAATATCATTATCCAGGTATTTTTGGATATAATCCTTTTTATTCATTTCTTTAATCTTAGATATTTTTTGATTTTTGGATTTCACGGAATTTTCAATATGGTTCATCTTATATATATATAATAGAAAATTATTTTTAAGTAATTTACATATTTTTTTAAAATTTAAAAAATATTTATAAAAAAAAATTAAACAAAAAAGTTATTGCTCCTCTTCAATAGAGTTATAATTATCTGGTCTAAACTCAGGGTATTTCTTATACATATCATCTAGTCTTCCTCTTTGATTGTAATATCTGAATATTCTTTTTCTTCTTATTTTATCTTTATTCTTTTCGTAGTATTTACCACAGTGAGTCTTAGAGTATTCTATTTGTGATTCTCTGAACTTTTCATCTTCGTGGTATTTCTTATTGTAATAAACTCTTCTGTATTCTTTAACTTTCTCGTGCCTTTCCAAAATAGCCTTAATTTCATCATTTGTTAGATTTACGGACATCTCGTTCGTCATTGTATATATATATATAATATTATTTTTTTCTTTAAATAAATATAAAAATTGGTCTCACCACAAAACAGAAATACTCCAGTAGTTACTACTATTCTTATCTTTGTAGGTTAATTTTCCCTCCTTATTTTTAATTCCTCTTGCTCTTTTTAAATATCTGTTTCTTCTTTCTTTATCATTGTGATCTAAATTTTTATAATGTCCTAACTTATCTTTAAATTGCTGGTATTTTTTGTTTCCAAATCCTATTTTTTTAAAACCCTTTTTATTATCTGATTTAACATTCACAAAATATTTGTAGTTAGATTTAGTAGTATTTACAAATGGTTTATATAATTCTGTAGTCATTTTAATATATCTTATATATTTATTTTTTTGGTATAATAGATTCAGTTTCACTTTGAGGTTCAGGTTCTACAATCAATTCCATTTTTTTAGGAGTAGTTCTAGGAGTATCTCTAGGAGTACCTTTTTGTGATTCTACTTCATCTAAAATTTCATCTTCTTTTTTTAATATCTTTTCCTCTTTTTTTAATATTTTATCTTGTTTATCTTTTCCTTCTTCATCACTATCATTTGGATCCGGAGGTGGCTTTCTTTCACACATACAAATACTGCATCTATCATTAAATCCTACTCTAAATTTACAATAGCATCTACTTTTAAATATCACTACTAAAATACCACTAACAGCACCTAGTATTAAACCAGTAGCACCAGCCAGTTCATTTATATTAAACTCTTCCATTGATATTCCACTCATTTATGTTTAATTAATATAAAAAAAAAATATATGTATTATATATAACAATGGCTCAGGAACAACAACAAATACCAATGAATAAAATAGCAGTTTTAGGTAATGGAAAATCATTAGAAAATTTTGATTTTAAATCTCTGAAAATGGATTCAATAGGATTATGTCTAGCATACAGACACTGGAATAGGATTGACTGGGCACCTACCTACTACTGCTGTATAGATCATGTAGTTTTAAAACATAATATAGAAGATATTAAAGATTTTATTAAAAAGGATAAATGTAAGGGTTATTTACTAACTCGTAGCTGTTTAAGTTACTGGAAGGAAGCAGAAGAAAATGATAAGATTATATTTTTAGAAGACTTCCAAAACCAACCAAAAAATCCATTTAGATATTTGAAAAGCTGGTGCACTGGAACTAGTGCTTTTTTATTTTCTGTAATTTTAGGATATAATGATATTAGTTTATTTGGAATGGATTGTAATTACACTGAGTTTTTACCAGAAACTGAAGTATTACCTGACCACACACTAAGGATTAAAAAGACACCTACACATAATCCAAATTATTTTATTAATGATTATCAGAGAAAAGGAGATATATACAATAAACCTAATACTGATACAGTTCAGAGACCATCTTGGGAAGATATTGTATTTGTATTAACTGGATATACTAGATTAAATAATTTTATGTTAAATGTTTATAATTTCAGTATAGAAGGAGTAGACAGCCTTAGAGATTACTTTAAAACAATGGATCTCTCGGAATTTAAAGAGGAATAAAATATATGTATATAATAAATGAATACAAATTTAGAAACAGGAGAAGAAAATCCTAATTTAATTTATAATGAAACAGTAGCATTTTGTATACCTACCACTAGTAATGGTAGAGACTGGAATACTTTTGATGATTCATATTTAAACCAAATATTATTACCTTCTTTAAGTATATCAATACATAAAGTAATATTATATATAGGATATGATAAAAATGATAAAGTATTTGGTAACTACAAAAACAGACCAAAAACTTATAAGGGTATTAAATTAAACTGGTATTCCTTTAATGATAATTATAAAGGTAATCCTTGTGGTATTTGGAATGAATTAATAAGAATGAGTATAATGGATAAAATAGAGTATTATATGGTTTTAGGAGATGATATATCATTAGACCAAAATAAATTATGGCTTGATGTATTTTTGAAAAAATTAAAACAAAATAATAATATAGGATATAGTGCAGGGTGGAGTAATAATAACGAAATACCTACTCAGTTCCTTATTCATAAAAGACATATAGATATATTTGGATGGATGTTCCCTCCACAAATAAAGAACTATTATTGTGATAATTTTATAGCAGAATTATATGGAGATAAATATGGTAACTGGTTAAAGGAATATAGACATTTGAATATAGGAGGAACTCCTAGATATACTCCTAATGATGATAGAAATTTATGTAATATTTTAGTGAGAAAAAATAAGAAACTTTTAAAGAGCTATTTAGATAAAAATAAGTTGAGAAAATAAAATGTAATTAAAATTAATATGGAAGATTTTAATATTATTAATGAAAAAGAAAATGAGAAAGTAGTTACATCCGGAGTAACTACTACAGACAATCCATTAAATAATAAACCAATTTTTTATATTCAAAAAGACATTGAAGAGATTAAAAAAGATATAGAAGAAATTAGAAATATGTTACTAAAATTAATGCCTACTACCAAAACTGGCTGGTGGTAATTCCTTGTTTAAAGATAAATTTTTTTATATGTATATAGTATAATACTATATGAATGAACCACAGATAAGTATATTAACTCCTACCTGGAACAGAAATAAATGGATACCTTTAATGATTCATAATCTTACTAATTTGGATTATGATAAAAACAAATTAGAGTGGTGTATATTAGATGATGGAACAGAGAAGATGTTTAATAGTATAGAAGACATCAAAAATTTAGAAGAAAAAATAAAGATAAAAATTAATTATCAATACAAAAATACTAGATTAACAATAGGACATAAGAGAAACTTACTTACAAAAATGGCTAAATATAAAATTTGTGCTAATATGGATACAGATGATATATTTTTTCCTACCTGGTTAAAACATTCAATATCAGTAATGAACTCTGATAAAAGATGTTCCTTAGTAGGAACAAAAGCAATGTTATTTTGTTATCCTGATGAAAATTTCAATATTACAAAAATAGATTGTAAGAAGAAAAGGATGATCCACGAGAGTGGAATGTTATATACTAAAAAGCATCATAAAATGATGGGTGGATTTAAAAAAGGTAATGCTGGAGAAGGAACATCAATGATAGACTCTAATGAGAAAATGTGTTTATGTTCTAGAGTAGAAGATGTGATAATTTGTATAGCACATTCAGAAAATACAGTTAAGAAAGATACTTTTAGAGATAAAGAAGTAGGATTATCTCTAGATGGAGAGTTAAAAGATTTAATAAAATCAATATTACCAGATATTAAACAATATACAAAACCAAAAATAAATCTCACTAGAAATCATTTTTTTAGAAATTTTATTTAATATTATATATGTTGTCTTATTTATTTTATGTTTTTATGGTTAAATCTCCTTATATTAATCCTTATGATGAAAATGGCTGTTGTATTTCCTGTGGTTATCAGTGGTGTCCTAATTTAAATACCTGTGTGAGACTTTGGGAAACTTATTGTGAATCTTTGGAAAACGGACATTAAAAGCTCTTTTTTAAAAAGAGCAATATA